GTCTGGTTATAACCAAACTTTCTTTTTATGAGTTTGCCAATTTAGCAAAATAGCTGAGTGTATCTTCATCATCAGAAGACGCTTCTGCTGTAGGTGCTTCAGTGGCTGGAGCCTCAGGTACAAACTCATTTGTTGTAACTGATGGTGCTGTTTCCATATAGGATTCAGCAGTTGCTCCGGCAGTAACTCCAAGAACTTTATTCAACTTGGCTTTTAGCTCATCGTATGTTTTATAGTTCTTGACGTCAAGGAAATCACCTAGTGAATGTAACTGTCCGTATACATCCTCTAGCATTCCTTCATCTCCACCGTGTAGTGCAGCTGGTGATGCAAACTCTGACTTATCATAGTTTACCCAACCTTCTACTTTACGAATCTTAATTTTAAAATCCGCACCTTCCCAGAAATCGTATGGATTTACTGGTTGCTCATCTTCAAATTGTGGTTGCATAACATCCATAATCTTATCAAAGATTTTCTTACCAAATTTATAAAGGAATACTTTACCTTCATTCTCTGGGTTAGATGGATCAGACACGACCATAATGTTTGACACATAATGTAAACGTCTTTTTCTATCACGAGCGGTAGCTTTATCTTCATCTCGACCAGTATTCCACAGCTCTGAATTCATTTCAGAAACTGGATCTTGCTGACCAACAGAAGTTAAAGAATTTTCGATATACCAGAGACCAGTAGGGCCTTTAAAGCCATGATCCCAATATCGTACCCAAGGTAAGTCCTCTCCCTCTTTCTGAGGTAGGAACCTGATAACGGCATAACCATTACCTGCTTTATCCCTTTGGGGTGCCCAAAATCTATCGTCGCCGTAACCCTTTGATTCTGACTTTGGTGATGACACAGCTTCAGCTGCTTTAACGAGTTTGTCGATTGACGAGCCTCGTGAGCTCTTTAAGTTTGCAAATGACATAATATTTCTCCGTATTGCGTTGTATTAAGGTCTAAGACCTTTTCTGTTTTATCCACGTTATTCATAATATAGATCTATTATACCATATTTCTATGGTTTTGTAAAGGACTTTCTGATTAAATTTGTACATTTATCAGAGTCGTACTTTAGGAAGGGTTGATACTTGGTAACCTTTCGGAATATACCAGGCCATGAAATGGTTTCTGTTATACTCTTATTGGCACCTTGCATAAACCCAGTTAAGGAATTAAGAATAACTACCGTTTGTAACGATATCTCTTCTTGCATCCAAAGCGTTATAATCAGAGGAGGTTGATTATGCTCTTTAACGATTAATAAATCATCAAAGGTTAAACCATTGCTCTCTGAATATTCTGCAAGTGTATTTATATCAATTGAAAACACACGATGCAGTGATTCTTTTATTCTTTTATGCTCAAGGTAGTTCCTTTCACCGTCAGTATTAATCATATCACCAACGTATGATACATCATTAACAAAGTTTGCAATGAGGTATTCAGTGATATCTTTACCGTAGTGTTTACCTAATTTTGCAAAGAAGAATTTGTCTCTTCGTTTAAAAAATGATTGAGGTTTAACTGAGGTTTTAAAATTATACTTTATAGCATCATAGCCATCTGTCTCAAAGTGTAATTTTAAAGACTGATATAGTTTATAAACGTCGTATGGATCATTCATTCTAGATAGGTAGTTTATTTCCCTTCTCCGCTTCAATGAGGTTTAAACCTGATGCCTCGGCCTCTAATTTGGCCTTAAGTGCATCACTTAGTAATCTCTTAATATTACTATAGTCCATTCCTCTTTCCTCTATTACATAAGTCATAGCGTCTATATAACTCATATTGTTTTTTGCGACTAACGATTCAACTGCTGTAGTGAATCGCTTTTTAGTCATTATTTTTTGTTCAAGATCTATCATTATACATTGACGTCTCCCACCTTTAACAGTATGCAGTCTGCATTAATTCTACCGTTAGGTTCTTTAATCACTGTAGTAAAAGTATCCCACACTTTCCTTGACTGAATGATTGTTTTGTTTATAATAAGAGGTAATACCTCATCTGGTTTTCTAAGTTTTGTCTGTTTACTTAGTGCGGGATTAAAATTCTTAATCGATGTACCTTTAACCTCAAATCCTTTAGGAGAGTCGGTTATATACATTGCTAAAGCTCGTGTCTTAGTGTTAAATACATACAGTATATTCTTACCTGGTATCATTACTGGATTAAGTGATGTGCACTTGTAATCGATATCAGATGGTTTATACTTAAGTTTAGCCACCTGTTGATCAGACGCCTTTGGCTTTTTGGCCCTTGGTATCTTAATAGTTTTATTGTTAGCTTTAAGTCTATCAATATCTTCAATAGTCTTTTCAAGCAAGGTAATCATTTTCTTTTTATTACCTTTACTGATATGTGAATAAGCCTCTTCAGCCTGTTCGCATGTTTTATTATATGCATCACTAATACAGTCAAGTTCAAACTGCATTTTTTCTCTAAACATCTTTATTCCTGCACCTTTAATTTTATGTGTGGATAATAAACTATATGCAGGGAATTTAATATTATCAAACTCTCCTTCCATCCATTTATCAACGACCATCTCATCAAAATCACCCATAATAGTTTGAGCGATTTTAGATTTCATTCTTTCTGCAGGTGATATAACAACTTTAGCAGGTTCAGCTTTTTGTATAGCAACTAGTTCTTTACCTTCTTTAAGAAGTTCATCTAGCTTTAATTTAATCCTATCATAAATGTTTGAGTCAGGATTGACTTTATCTAGTGGTATACCTGCGTTATGACACCTAACGTTATTGCCAATACCTTGATTAAGCTTCCAGTTTTCAACCTTTTTAAGAGCTTGAATGTCGCTCTTTGAATAACCTAATTCCTTTTCTGCGTATATTAATACTGCAGGTGCATTAGTTTTTGCATTATTGAAATAGTTAAAATAATTGGATGCTTTATGATAAGCACTCTTTAACTCTTCTGTTGATTTAAATTCTTGACCGTGATAACTAGGTGCTGCACCTAAGTACTTATCCTCTAGTGAAGGTCCTCTACGTTTTGTTTTAGCCATATTATACTCCTTATATAAACTATTATACCATACTTTTAATATAATGTACAGTGTTAGATTGATCTACCTCTGATAAGGATAAGAAATTGGCGAGGTAGATCAATCTAAATTCTCTGGTCGCTCATAGTTCTTAATACCAAGAACATAGTTTTCAGCTGCATTTGCAGCATACTCTTCAGTATGTTCAGGGTACCATTCAATACCTAGAGCGTTATCGTTAATTAGCATTCTAATTCCGAATGCGCGGTTTCCACCAACAGTTCTAAGAACTTCTGCTTTACGATTTGCAAATTTCTTTTCACCGAGGTAATAGCTTAATAGCATATACTCATGTTTCACTTGGTTGTCTCCATCATTTCTTTTAGTTTGATGTATGTTAGTACTCTAATTTCATCCCTTGTTAAATCTGGATATTTTTCTCTTAGTTCTTTACGAACTTTATGCTTTACGTCCGAGTCTTGAATTAATAAGACAGCACCTGCGCATAAGTATATGAAAAATACTACTCCTACTAATGTTAATACAGTTGATATTACTTCCATTTTATTTCCCTATGTGTTTAACGTCACCCTTTGGTATGACTTGATATGCACCTTTATTATATGCCGGTGCGATTGTGAATTTTTTACTTTCTTCGAGCTTCCAGCTTTGGTCTTCTGCCTTATAGTTTACTGGAGTTAATGGTGCAGAAGGGTAATGTTTTGTTTCCCTTACTGCTGAATTTTGTTTTGGTGTTGACCAATCAAAGTCGGCCATTGTTTTTGTTTTAGGCTTAGACATGGATTTGGTCTTACGCTTTTTGCCATTAGGTCCATATCTAAGTGAACCTGCATAAAAATTAGTTACTGCCATTACACATCTCCTGGTGCTTCATTAAGCAACTGTGCCATTGGTTTTTCTTCTGACACTACTACAAAAGTACCATCTCGGAATTCACGTGTAACCAATCCTGAGTTATATGCCTTTTCGACATATCCATCTTGCCCGAGAATGTACTCAATTTGACCTGCCCATGACTCTACAGCCATTTTACGTCTTTGGTACTCTACTGCATCAGTGTACTGTGTCATATGAACTCCTTCCTAATTCTGCCATTCTTATTAGCTCTCTTAACTTCTGATCCCAGAGTCGTTTAAACTCTGGATTTTGTGCTCTATCCCGAGCTTCTCTGAGAGCTATAACTCTCGCTATTGTTCTATTAATCCCAGTCATTTTTCATCTCATTATATACGTCCATATAAGAAGATCCTGCGATATAGCTTTGAGTGTTTTCTTCGCTGTAATACATATTTTCTGGTGTATTACACTCGAAGGATGATGGTGCTTTATCACCAGCTTTTAATACTTGCTTAGTGAGCTTTTTGTGCAACTTCATAGCTGCTTTTGTTTCGGCTTTAATTTGAGCTTTACGAAGATCCATGGTGTGTATTACACGTTTGATCTCTCGTTTTTCCCGAGCCTTTTCTGCTGCAGCTTTGATGAGTGCGAGTCTGTTAGTGTCTTTCATTATATATTCCTTATACTGCTTTTAACATTGATAGAGGACAGTTCCAAAGACGACCGTTGATTTCAACGACTGCTTTAGTACGTTTGATTTTAGTAACAATACCTTTTTCAGCACCTGATCTTGAGTCAACGATTACTGGAGCTCCTACGCTGATACTGTTTTTAACATTAAGTGCCTTTACTGCACGTAATTGTTTTTGTTTAATTTTGATTAATTCAATAACCTCGTTCATTTCTGAAGTTGAAGTGATTGAATCGATTGCGTTAATAATAGTTTTTTTCATAATGTAGTTTCCTTATCAAGTTTTATTTTATATGTATATTGTACCAGGTCTTCATGTAAATGTACAGTGTTTTCTGCATTTATTTTGCAATTAAACAACACTTTTTATTACTTCTACGATTACTTTACCATATTTGGCAAACCAACCTTGTTCTTCTGTTAGTGCAATACCATAATCATTTGCAATTAACATTGCGGTTTCTGTGTCTAAAAATGAGTTACCTACCAATACAAACCCTGCACTTGAAACTAATAGAAACATATGATCATTACCCCTAAAGCTGTGGATCATTATGAATAGAGTACCTAAAAATAATAGAATATATGCATATAATTCCATGTGGGGATTAGTGTTTATACCTAACGCCATTGTCATGCCTAAAAACAACAAAGAACAACCAGAGACTTTAAAGGTCCCTTGTATCATATTGTTTATGTGTTTCTTAGTCATTTTAAATTTCTTCTACAGTAATTCTGTAGCTTTTTCCATTGACGTCAGTGCATTCAATAGTCTTCGTGGTTGTTTGCATCCAACCTTCTTTATGAAGATCCATCTTTACTCTGTCAACACTATCAATTAATCCATTAAACTCGCCACAATCTTTGTCGAGTCCAGGTTTGATTATAGTGTGTGCGATGTAGTCGCAGTAAGCCATTGACGAAGCCATTATGATTCGTCCTCAGTTCCAAACATCGATGCCCAGCACGATGGTGTACAACCAGAGATCAAAAACTCCCTTTGATCCACTGTCGCTTCAGGCATTGCGTCCTGAATGAGAGTACCATCCTGCCATAGAGCAACTTGCTCTAAAGTAGCATTAATACCCATGGTGTTGGTTTGACCAGTGACGGGGCTTAGTTTTTCGCATAAAATCATAATATATTCCTTGTTTGATTAATTTATATGTATATTATACCATAGTTTTTGGTTAAATGTACAGTGTTTTCTGCATTTATTTGCAATTAATTTTACCAACATGTACCAAATAGATACTCTTCTCTGGCATAAGCTTCCTTTTCCCAGGGTTGATTGTGGTACTGATAGTTACGTGGTTTACGACCCTTCCAGGATCCACTGTAGCCGTCGAGTTCCCCTCGTAAATATTGTTTGGCATGAACCATCTCATGAGCTAGAGTTTGCATCATCTCGGCCGTTGAGTAAGGTTCTCCTTCACAGGTTTTGGCTATGTTAATAGTTATATATCCTTCCTTACGATCACCCCAGCAATTACCCTGGTTACCATCGTCGAGCTCTTTACTAAACCTAACGATAATCGCTTTAGATCTCAATCTGTGTATGTTTAACGACCTAGATAGATTCTCTAAGTAGCCGTATATGTACTTTTTGTTCTTTATTTGACCATTAATCTGTAAATAAATCATAGATTTCCTGATTGGTTAATATAGGTATATTCTATCATAGCTGGATCCAAATGTACAGTGTTTCTTTATACTTTTTTGTTATATCCTTATAACTCTTTATAACTAAAACGCCGTAGCGAATACGTACATTTCCTTCTCTGTATCGTACACTTCCT